CTGTCTTGGTAGGTGTATTATTTAAGTTTCTACACACTTGGGTCATTTACCCCGACCACTCGCCCGTAATCCCCTAACGTGTAATCGCGTTGAGGCGTTCCAAACGCACGATATATGCCTCTATGTTCGAGTTGAGTCTTCGTAGCGTGGTGAGTAGCACAGAGGGACTGGAATCGGTTTATATAGAAGGCTTGCTCACTCAGGTGTGTCCATGCAAACAAGTGATCGACCACACTAGCGGGAACAATACGCCCCTCAGCCTGACACCCAGCACATAAGGGATATCGGGACAATTGCCTAATCCTTAGCACTTCCCATTGCTTAGTGTTGTACTTAGCGTTTGACTTAGCCCTGATCGCCTCTTTGTTGTACTTAGCGTTGTAGATTTGCTTATCTCTACCGCCATGCTCTAAACAAAACCTATTTAATTTACTGCTAGGATTCTTACAGCCTAACTCATGGCATAAGGGGTATGTAGGCGTAGAGGGCATCAGTCATTAAGCATACAGTTACGACATATCGTGTGTTTCTGCCACTCATCCGTCTTATGTATACGCCTTAGGTGCACCATCTTAGGAGATACCCACGCCTCCTGTAATGTCATACTATCTATATGACCCAGCGGCAACTTTTTGCCAGCCAACTTACAGCATGGCAATATCTCGCCATCGTCATCAATAACCAGTTGTTTAAAAGGAAAGTCGCACCCCTTACTCGGCATACGGGCATCGCTTACTGTCAGCCCCGTTACTTTGTCAGGGATTTCGTTCATTTTTTGAAACGCTATCAAATCTGCCTTATTTTTCCAGAAGTCATTAAAGGCTTGCTCTTCATGCAAATTGATCTGATTACGCAGAAAACTAACCCTCACCAACGGGAACTGATTGCCCAATTCGTTACGCTCTTTAATAAAAGCCAGCACATTTTGCACCACCTTATTAAATTGCCCCGACAGCCTTTGTTTGTTGTAAGTCTCTTCCGTCACAGCGTCCAGCGACACGAACAATTTTGTTAGTCCAGACTGCATCAAAGACTGCCTACGCTTAGGCGTTAACAGCGTCCCATTTGTCACCATATAAATATTGATAATGCCTTGATCGCGTGTCCAGCGAATAATCTCTTCGAGGTCTTTTCTCAGCATCGGTTCGTTTATGTAATTAAACTTTACCGCCTTTACGCCAATGCTCACCGCCTCCCGTAATACTTTCTCGAATTTTTTTCTATCCAGTTTATTGTTCGCTATCTTTTCGTACCCGTGAACGCAAAACGGGCATGCCATATTGCAACCCGCATTTAATTCCACATCTATTTGCAACGGGTGATCTAATTCCTCTAAATCACTAGCCTGTTGCATCATCGAGCGAAACATATTCCACTCATCCTTATCGACATCCGGTGGACATAACGACAAGAGATGTTGGTTGTAAAACTGGTGCGTTTCACTCATTGAGTCGCCTTTTTTTTGTAATCTTCGGACAATATACGAGGCACAGTATTACGCCATCGAATCATGTGATGAATTCTTGAATTCTTGCTATTTAAGACACTTACACGGACTGACGAGGGGTGATACATCACGCTGTAAAACGATTTGACATACGTCCCATTGTCTTTGTAGTTTTCTGTCATACCACCAGCATTTTGCTGTGTCTGCTTTTGCTGTATCGCTAAATTCATCAGCGTCAGAAACAAAGCCCCACGCGAACCAAGCGTTGTGTATGTAGTCACATCATCATTGACTTTGCCAAAAAACTTAAACGGCCTATGTACCGAACATATAAAAGTGTTCATCGCCTTACGTTTAGGCTTTTTCCAAGAGTTACCCAACTTACCACCCACAAAGTCACCACCCTGAGCCATCGCAATCGACAGCGCAGGAATCGAGATGTAATACTGCAACATCGCATCGAATACCGCATCCAGATTCAAAATCTTTTTGTCCATGTACTCGTCTTTGTGGTTTTTCTTATGCCTGAAATCCGTGTAATCGTCATCCAGTTGTATGAAATACTCGTAGCCTAATTCTTTAGCGATCTCGAAATTAGCATTGCGAGCATAGATAATCGCCCGTCTGTCGTTGAAGTTATCGCCCTCGTCAGTCTTTTCTGCCCATGCTTTCTTGTCAAAGACATAGACCTGACCCGGAAATTTTTTCTGATATTCGTCAACAGTCTTATCCTCGTTATCCACTAACAAGACGATCGGACCTGTATAGCCACTTTTACGCAGACTTTTATATGTGTAGACCCTATCAGCACGACCATGCGTCAGGATAAACGCACAAAAACGCTCATGTTTCATCATCGTCTGCACCCTCGTAAGTATCGAAGTAAATACCCTCGAGTTGCTTAGACATTACAACGTAGCCGTTCTCAATAGCCTTGTCGAAGTCAATGATCACTAACGCAGATTCCTCCATCAATTCTTGCATTTCGATCGAGGCGTGGCAGTAATACTCTGCAATCTGATGATAGTCAAAAACTATATGCCTACGGGCGGCAGTCAGCAGAAACTCTTTTTCATCGTCTTTAAGGGTAGATTCCCGAATCTTTAACGCCATCATTTCATATTTTGATGTGTCAACCATTACCGAGAATTCAGGCTTATCACCCTTAGGCGTGTAAGTAGGCGTATTGATTTTCTTAGAGTATTCCAGTTCGTCCGAGTCACCAGAACCAACGCCCAAGAGGTCGCGCAATTCCTCTTTACTGAAACCCACGAGAGAGACATCAAAGCCGACAGACTTTAAGCCCTCCAACTCAATACGCAATAGACTTTCGTCCCATCCAGCATTTAAAGCCAGTTTGTTATCAGCAATGACGTATGCCTGTTTCTGCTCGTCCGTCAGGTCTGCTAGCATAATAGTCGGCACTTCATTCATGCCAAGTTGTTTAGCCGCTTCCAGGCGTCCATGACCAGCGATTATTACCGCGCCCTCGTCAATCAGAATTGGATTTGTGAATCCGAATTCTTTAATACTGGCCACCAACTGATCGATTTGCCCCTCAGAGTGAGTTCGGCTATTGTTTCCGTAGGGGCTTAAATCGTTGACTTTGTAATATCGTATCTCGATTGGTCTTGTCATATCTTGTCAGGTTTATTTAAGGAATTTCAACTTGTAAACAGTCTGGTTGAGCAAATTAGCAATGTTATCGATCTCGTTTTGAATCTCAGAGTCCTGAGGCATCTCGACACGATAGTCCCGCACATAGTTTCGCAAACTAATCATGTACGCCAAAGGCTCGGCATCGCCAGCACCAAACATTGACGGGTAAGGCTCGATAATCGACTCATACGCGCCCTGAATTGACTCGACCAGACTATCCACCAAGTCGGGAATTGCATCGTAATACGCCCCAAGCGCTACATGCTCAGAATACGATTTTGTTTTAAAGTGCATAAGGTGAGTCAAAGTCGCAGAGTGCAACAGCGTACTAACAAATGTCCCGACTACTTTATCCATGGTTTCGCCCTCTTTAAATCCTGATGCGTGAGCCGCCTGACCCACCTGAATTGCTTTTTGTTTAGACGCAAATGGACCTTTTGAACCCCAGTACCATCCGTCAGATTTTTTGCTGATTGGCATTTATTCACCTCGTTGATATTGTCTGCGTTTGCAAGACTTAGTGCAACCACAATGCGGCTCGATTTTCCACTCGGGAACCTCGCCCCATTTTCTCAGCATCTTTGCAAGCGTCTCGCGTTTAAGTTTGCAAACTTCACTTTTTAACAGCCTGTCCCGACAGCCCAAGCACTTGAAATTGTAGCCACCATAGAATTGTTTTTTTTCAGCGTATACGCAATCCCTACACACTTCGCCAACTTGAACTGTTTTCATACTATTGTTTTGGGCAGTCTGACAGGATGATATGTGTACACCCAGACTTTTTTACGCCCCATGGTTTGATCGTTCGCAATTGCTTCCCGTGTCATATAACGCTGTCGCATAAAGTAGCACAACGCCATTGAGATTTGACTAGATTTCAACTCAGGCAACGCCTGTCGAATATCTGTCAGCGTCATTTTTCCATCGTAGGAACTGAAAATGTCACGAATCTTAGATACCGCATTTGCCATAAAAAAACCCTCATGTATTAGATGAGGGTATGATAACTGATTTGTAATAGGTTTAACGAATAAATATACATTCGTTATTGTGAACAATACCCTTGGAATCGGTATATGTCTCGCCACAGCCCGCCATGTACTCCACTAGGAACAAAGCACCGCCCACAATAAAAGCCAGTCCGACAACGCCTTGCAATAAAAACATTCCGAATTTTTTTAACATGTTATTTCCTATATAAAAATTTAAAAAGGGGCAGTCGGCCATTTGGCTCGCTGTTCCTCTTTGTACTTATGCTTTTGTTTAGCAGTCCAAGGAATCGGACCACCCGGAGGTGGAAATGGCCATGTAGTCATGATTGAATTCCTAATTCTTCAAGATGACGAATTGCAAAAAAATCTAAAGGCAATTTTGAATTGCGAACTAAAAAACTTGCTTGCCCAATCGTTACAGGCTTAGAACAAACTTTGCGTGTGCCGTCATCATTGCGAATTACGACTACGAACTCTTTTTTACCTTGACCTTTGTATTTCATGATTCGTACCTTTTTTAACATCATGGCGACTGTGCCATGGGAGTATTATAAACACGAATCACCCATTATTGTAATACTAGGACTTTCCCTAATACATTTATCGTGCAAATGTTAAAACTGCAAACCCTCGTATTCAAGACGAAGCATTGACTATGATTCAAAACAAAGATCAGTTCGAGTTAAAACTGGTAACGCTGGCGCGGGATGGGGTTACACATAAAAAAAAGGGATGCCTTTCGACACCCCCCAGAAAACGGGGCAACTGCTTTGCACCCCGTAGTCATTCTGCCCTATGTAAACCACAAATAAAACCCGTGAATGATTCCAATAGGAAAGAATATTGCACCCGCCAGTAAAAAGCCCCACAGACCTTGCGCAAAGCATGTAAATATGTGAGTCAGCCAAGCGGCAAAACAGAGGAATCCGATAATCGCTGGCATGTCAGAACGGGATGTCATCGTCTACTGAAAATGCTTCCTCGCGACTCTCAGCCTGAGGTTTAGCACCGCCCTCGGTCTTACCCGACAACATTTCCATTTTTTCGCCAATGATCTTAGTCGTGTAGCGGTCAATCCCGTCCTTGGAATACTTTTCCGTTTTCATCTTGCCCTCGACATAGACCTTTGAGCCTTTTTTTAGGTACTCCCCTGCAATCTCAGCCAACTTGCCAAAAAACGCCACATTAACCCATTCGGTCACCTCTTTAGCCTCGCCTGACTTGTCCTTGTACTTTTCGCTGATAGCAATAGAAAAGTTGCACACCGCCTTGCCATCAGGCATAAAACGCAACTCTGGGTCACGACCCAAGTTACCAATTCCGATGAATTTATTTACAGCCATTTTTTATACTCCCAGTTTCATGATTAAATTTTCGACTTCATCCAAGAATTTAAGTGTCTCGGTTTCCATCTCTTTGATAAGACTTTCGTCTCGTTCTGTCCGCACAATCAGCAATTGATTGCGCTTAGGCAGTCGTGGGTCGTAGGATACAAAGTCGCACCATTGGCGACCAGTAACCCACAATTGGCATTGAATCTGTTTGTAATAGTCCGTAGGAATTTTGTTCTCAAACAAATAACCAAGATGTGTCGTTGTATTAGGGCATTTGACTTCGATTAGCCCATCGTGACCGACCAAGCGGTCAGGCGACACCCCTAACCACTTAATGTCAGGGTGCAACCAGAAACCAGTTTTGTCAGTCAGCACATTATTTGCCGCTTCGTACTCCATAACCGCAAACTGCTCATGCTCAACGCCCCACTCCATAGCCGCATTTGTAAACGACTCAGCCGCAGTTTGTGTCAGTCTCTCAGCCACCAGTCGGACTTTGTATTTATAACGCCCTATCGCCTCGGATGACCCTTTGCCCTTAGACATAACGTCAGCCATGTTGCTGGCAGTCACATGACCCAGACGAGCGACTTTCCACTCGTCCGACCCTTGCTCAATGTTTATGTACGGCTGATTCATTCTTGCCCCTTAAATTTAAGACCATGCAAAACCATTGCTTCTTTAACAAATTGCAATCCTTTTACGCCTAGATTTGGAATTCGTCTTACTTCTCGTTCTGTCCAGTTGCAAAGATCTTGTTTCATTAAGATATTCTCTGACACTAAACATCGGTGATACCTAATCGGCAAATCAAGGTCTTTAATGTCAGAGTTTTGCTGTTTGTGTTGCATCTCTTGTTCTTTTTGCCATTCCCGCAAAATACGATCTCGATGCTCTAGCATTTCTACTGCCATGCGATATGCAGTTTGTGCAGTAGAAAATGGATTTGTAATACCCATTTTTTCAATTTGGGCTTGCATTGCAATAACTGCAAAATGATCTAAAAGTTCTGCTCTATTCATGATTGCACCTGCTCTTTAACCATTAACAATTCTGTCTTGCGTGTATCTTTTGCCAACTCCAAATCACGCATAACGCTTTGATTGCCTTTAGCAGTCTTGACAGTAGAGATATACACCTCACGCAATTCGTCAAGCGTCTTAGACATATAAATCGACTCCAGCATTGCCTCAATGTCTATCGGCTCGGCTTCCTCGTGCGGGACATCTTCGCCAGCGTACACATATAGACCAATTCCAAAACAGGCAATGCACTTAGCGAGGCATCGCATCATCGCGTCCGATACTTTCCTAGCGTCAGGATTTTTTACCGCATTATTTTTGTTATCCATAACAGGCAAGTGCATCGTCATCGATTTGCCCATCGCGTGAACAGTACAAAACACCATCATTGTTTCGCCAAAGGTCTTAGGCTCGGCAAATTCCCAATGTGCGTTTGAGTCATTTTGCAACAGCGTGTCAACAGCCCACGCCCACGACAGATATGACAAATTGCCTTTTTTTTCAATGTGTTCGTTAACATTGATTTTTCTAAGTTCGCTGAATGTTTTACTCATCATGATTCCTTTTAAATAAAGTCTTTAATTGCTTCACATTGCTTTTTGGCTTTGTGTCTAGCCAAACCATCGAGATGCTGATAAACAGCATGCCAAACCACTTTCCCAAGTTTCTCGTAGCCACTCTCACCCTCAGCAATTGCTTGCGCTAATTCTTTCGAACAGCCGTTCAAATCACACTCGTAGAGTGCTTCCATAAAAACATCGAGGTAATGAGGGTTGTATTGATGATTCATCAAATGCTCGTGCGCTTCCTCAAAAGCATATTGATAATCATTGTTTGCAGGGTTGTTATCGTCTAACCACCTGTCGTATGCTTGACCAAATCCATTCATGTTTACTCCGTTTTCTCATACATCACAAAAGCGTGATGATGTATTATAAACACGATTTTTAAGGTATGACACAAATATATGATAAATATTACAGTCCCATTCCCGCCCAGCGTTAACACTTATTGGGGTTTTAAAGGCTCGCAAAGATTCCTAACTTCTAGGGCGAAAATCTTTAAACAGGCAGTCGCCAGCGAATTTATCCGTAGCGGTTTTGAGCCATTAGGCAATGCCAGACTGAGAGTCGAGATTGAACTATATCCACCAGACCGCAGAATTCGCGATATTGACAATGTAGTCAAATCCACCTTAGATGCCCTTTGCCAAGCGGGAATCTTTGACGATGATGGCCAGATTGATGTCCTACTAGTGACCAGGCGTAATGTCATCAAATGGGGCGCGGCAAAAATTATTTTGACTAGACTAGAATTATGACAAGAATGATGTAATAATTGTTTGAAACAACGGCTAGGTTTGAAGTCATGAGCAAACCGAAAAGAGTTACCTCCCTCTCCTGCCGTATGTTTCTTTTAATAGGGAGTTTAAAAGGCGAGTGTTATGCACTATTACCAATTTCACATTGGTGACTACATGAGTCACACTAGGCATTTATCCCTCATGGAGGATTTAGCCTATCGCAGATTGCTGGACTTTTATTTTTTGCATGAGCAACCAATAAAGCATCGAGACATTGCTCGTCAAATAGGCATGAGAGAGCATGAGCAAGATGTTCTGACAGTCCTAAATGAATTCTTTTTATCCACAGAGGATGGCTTTGTCAGCCCTCGCGCAGATAAAGAGATAAAGCAATATAAGGAATTTTCAGAGGCTGGAAAGCGTGGGGCGGCTAAGAGGTGGGGAACACCCCCCCATGGGGAGGCTAATAGCCCCCCTAATGCTCCCCCAATAGCAACCAATAACCATAAACCAATAACCAATAACCAATTAAAAGAGAAACCACAGCGCGGCTCACGCCTCGCCCTAGATTGGGTTTTGTCAAAGTCATTAGGAGAATGGGCACAGTCAGAGAGACCCGACCTAAACATCAGGCAAACAGCCGAGCAATTCAAAGACTACTGGATTGCACAGCCCGGACAAAAAGGCGTGAAATTAGATTGGTCAGCCACTTGGAGAAACTGGGTTCGCAACAGCAAAGCCACCAAACCAAACCAAGCCGACATCATCAGGCTTACAGTCCCAGCATCAAATGAGCCTGACCCAGCACTAGCAAAAATCAAAGCAGACGAGAAAACCACCAGACCCCCAACCCAAGCCGAGCGTGAAATGCTGGCATCTTTAAAAAGGAAATCATGATGAGCAAAGTATTAAAACTAGCCTACTGCGATTACATCGCCACCCTAATACATCAAACCCTGCTAAGTCGAGACACCGAAAACCTAATCGACCAAGTTGGCAAAATCCAATTTGACCTCGGACCATACGGTGAGTTTTGCAGTACCACCAAAACCATAGATGTCCTCGACATGTTCGGCAAACAGTACCGAATCACAATTCAGGAGTTATGAATGTTTGACCCTATCAGCCTCGGACAATCCACACCCGTCCACCAACTTAAATTTTGCAACGGCTGTGATTGCGAAAAACCACCAGAGGGCGGCATACAAGTAAACGCCAAATGGCTTTGCCAAGTTTGCTGGAATCGCAAAATCAGCGGTCGCAACCTTAAACAAAACAGAACCAATAGGACATCAAAATGACAGAACAAGACATCAGCCCATTCAAAGCGCTAGACTTTATCCGTGACAACGCCCCAGCCTACGCAGAAGCCAAAGCCCATGTCATCTACATGACCGAATATCGAAAGACCGTCAAAGCCACGCTAATGGCTTCCAGTAGCGAAAAAACAGAATCAGCCAAAGAAACCTACGCCTATTCGCACCCAGACTACAAATTACACCTTGCCGCCCTCGCTCAAGCAGTCAACGAATGCGAGAGACTTCGCTGGCTTATGGTCGCGGCAGAAGCCAAAATCGAGGTTTGGAGAAGCCTTGAGTCCACAGCCAGAGCAGAGGGGAAAGCCACATCATGAGTAAAGACGAAGCATTACGCCTTGCATTGGAGGCGTTGGAGTTGTGTACCAACCAAGGCATGATTCCTATGTATTTGAATAAAAACAAAGATGCCATAACCGCCATTAAAGCCGCACTAGAAGCGAAGGATGAGCCTGTTGGTTCATTTATGACGCGACTACAGGCAATAGATTTTTTACTAAAGATGCGCCCCCAAACTGAGCCAACAGAAAAACAGATTATTGCAACTATTGATGCTTACTCGGCTCTCTTTGGCGACATGATTGAATCACCCGTATTACCAAAGCAAGAAGCGAAGGATGAGCCTGTCAATGATGAATTGCGCAGACTGCATGACCTACTCGGCAAAGCCAATGCACTGGCCCGTATCCGTGCCGCTGAAATCGAATCCATGAAAGCCAGTTTGTACGGACTTTATGAGTTGGAAAAACAGCGTGACGAATTGGAGCAACGGCTGACCAAAACCGAGGCGCAACTTGGGGAAGCGGTATGGAACTATGGCGAACTTAAAAGGGAGCAATTGGCGAACCAACAAAATACTTCTGGTTCGCCAATCTTTTCAGAACTTCACTGCATCTGCGGGGCCGAGTGGGAATGGCGAAATCGTGACTGGGAACTTGTCACCACCCCACCACAGCGCAAGCCGCTGACGGATGAGGAAATTCAAGACATTGTTAACGATGCAAGCCTTGCAAGTACGCTTTCATGGACGGGGTACAAAGAAGACGATGAAGGCAAATACACGATACCCGTCTTGTCGCCATCTGATTATCAATTTGCCCGAGCCATCGAAGCCGCACACGGCATTAAGGGGGAAAACAAATGAACATTTTTATATATACAAAAAAAGGCTGTCCTAATTGCGTGGCGGCTAAAAACCTAATGCAGTCCAAAAACCTTAAATATGTAGAACTTAACATGGATGAACTAGCAGTCCGTGAAGCCTTTGAGTTCGCATATCCAGAGGTTCGCGGGATGCCCCAGATTTTCATTAACGACCAACGGGTCGGAGGCTTACTAGGTCTGCAAGAGGCACTCAAGCAATTAAATATATGAGAAAACGAACCAAGCGCAAATTCTGGAAACTCATCGACCCTGTGCGTCACGCCATCTTAGGCGCTGGCATTACTCAAGACCACTTGCTAGACAAACTACGCTTACAGGAACTAGCCTCGCTTGAAGCCATGACCAAAGGCATGGGAACATTACAAGACTGGCACGAACTAACCAGCATGATGAACCTTTGCGAAGTTATGGCCATCAACGGCATTGGTCCAGAAGCATTGCCCTACTGCAAACTCGCCCAAGATGCCCTAGAACAAGCCGCCCACCGCTACCAGTCAACCCTCCGAATGGGTCTATCAGGCGAGGGAATCAAAGCCTTACGCGAGGTTTACGACTACCACGACCTCCAAAGGCGCAGTATTTCCAGAGGCGAATACGAAAAGATGATTGTCAAAACCCAACTACGCATTAAAAGCAAAGCAAAAGAGGTGATCGAAATATGATTGGCGTAACCCTATCAGGCACAGAGTACCGAATCCTGAGGGGCATCGGCAAACTACGCCACGAGAAAACCTCAGAAAAAGCAATCGAGAACATTCAAAGCCTTAAAGACCCCATCGAAATCGCTATTCAAGGTGTCATCACCGAATACGCAGTCGCCAAATTCCTCAACCTTAATTTCGACCTTGATTGCGACTACCGCACCTTCGGGGCTGACCTCATTGGCCATCAAGGTACGCTCATCGAGGTTAAGTCTACTGAGACCGTTGGCGGCAATCTGAACGCTGTAAGGAAATCTCTCTCAAAGCCATGCGATGTTTTTGTCTTAACTGAAATTCACTCAACTCATGTCGCCATCGTTGGATGGATACAACGGGAACGCTTTCTCGTTGAAAAAAATATTCGTCAAGGCATTCGCGGACTTTATTATTCGGTTTCGCAGTCTGAGTTATATCCATTTTATGAACCAAGCGACAAAAAAGCATTATGGTGAAATCGCGAACCTTGGCTGTATCCTCTGCCAATTTTTACAGTACGGACCCACACCTTGCGAAATCCATCACATTCGTCGTTTCGGAGGGAGACGTGATTCCGCACCCGTCATTGGGCTTTGTCCTGAACATCACCGAGGCAACACAGGTGTCCATGGACTTGGACACAAAGGTTTTGAAAAGCACTACGGTGTCAGCGAACACGATTTGCTCGAACTAACCGACCAGGCGCTCAAGCAAATAACCTAGTGCCCTGTTTATCAATAATCAAAGCCTGTTTACGAGGCTGACCCCCAGCCGAATTAGGAATACTGATATGTGTCCATCGGTCAAACTCCCGAATCACTTGGTCATAACCAAGGTCTGACCCAATCACCGCCCGAACAACTTGGTCAGGAGTCATACCGGGTACGCGAATATCAGCCGCACAGCCGACCCGGTGCTGAGAGGTGTCCTTACTCCCCACCGCATCGTTTACCGCCTTAGACCTGAACGCAGAGTTAACCATAATCGGTTTACCACCAAGAACGGTTTTGACTCCCTCAAGGAATTCAGCCAGTCTTTGAATATTTGCCAATTCAGTTTCATTTGGAATGTTCTCCAGTTTCCGATGATCGGTGTGCGTTAATTCTTCGAGCGTAAAGTGATCAGTCAGATTCATTTTTTAACCCTATCCGCAATTTTTTCCATAGTACGGCCACCAAAGTAAAAAGACATCACTAGCATGCCCCATTGCCCCAGCAACTCTACATAAGCCCCACGAGTCTCGTATTCAAAAATCGAAGCAATAGCGAACCCAGAATACGCCACCAAAAGGAATATAAGCGTCATAGGACGAATATTCTTAGACAGCCAAGAGTCAGATGCCATATCGGCCTCAACTCGCGCTGTGAGGTTGTTTTGCTCAGTCTCGTACAGTTTTGTCTCGTTAGCCAACTTCGCCAGTTCGCCATCCTGAGCCATCTTTGTCAGTTCAAACTGCGCTTTCGCCTTCGCCTCTGGATCTGGAATCAACTTGTCGACCAGTTTCGTGCCGATATTCAAAATCGCATCTAATCCCACCATCATTGCCCCCTTTAGGTTTATCAGTCGTTTCGTCTTGATTGAGTTTGATACCACTCAGGAATCCAATCATCCCGCCAATTAGGGTGCTGAACGCTGGTGAAATCATCTTAAAGATTTCCGCATTGTCCACCTCTTTTGCCCATAGCCCCAACATAAAGGCGACCACCATGCTCAATACGGAGATACACAGGGTAAGAGTTACGCAAATCGTAACCGTATAAACCAGTTTGTCTTTAGTATTTTGCATAATATCTGTCGTCCCAACTCATACAAATTTATCGAAACGTCTGGTGTTTATAAAAATTTCCAGTTGAATCGTATTTTGTCTTGCTCGTTTGTTGTACAACTCTAGGTCATAGGCTTCGACATCATCGCGAATTTTCTGCGCCTTAACCTCTTGTCGATATTCGAATTCTAGTCGCTCAATACGCTTTTCGAAAGCGACAGCCTTAACATCGTATGCAGTAGGATGAACAAACGGATACCATTTGTGCAACGTAATCATTTCGGTTTTTCAACTAGTTTTTGATACAACGATGTGATTTTTTGTCGTATCTCAACGCTATCCGCAGTCCCCGCCCAATTAGCCAAGTTGTTCCAGATAACGAGCAGTTGTTCCTGATTGCATCTTTCACCATTGTGATGCAACCACCGAAGCAAATTGTAATGTCTTGCAGACGGATTATGCCAAGTGTAGGCTAATGCGTAAAACTCATTTACATTGCATCCACTTTGCGCTGATACAAGTAAACCTGATGCCAAAAAGATGACTACCACCCAACGCATAGTCACCCTTAGTCATGTTTATTTAAAGTGTATCAACGATGAATAAATTACACCCGCCATGCCTAACAGCATAGAGCCGCAAGCCGCTAACAATACGCTCTCTAGGCGTTTAATCCTAGCGCATAGCATCTCATAGCGCAGGGTGCAAATTTCCTCGTGTGCTTCTAATGGTGTTGGCATTTTAATCCTACGAAATAAATGTACCGCTAGATGTGAAAGTGTGAATAGTGTATCCACCGCTAGATGTAACTGTACCGCCTGAACCTCTTTGCGAACCAAGGTAAGCAATGATTACAACACCTGAACCGCCAGCACCAGCGGTATATCCACCATAATTTAATTGACCACCGCCACCGCCACCGCCTGTGTTGGCAGTACCAGCAACGGCATTGCTTCCTGTTCCGCTAATGGCATTACCTTGACCACCACGACCACCGCCACCCAAACCGCCAGCACCATAAGTACGACTAGTTCCATTTCCGTTATCAGGCGAACCGCCACCACCACCAGCGTAATAAGTTGCAGTTCCTGATATAGATGAAGAAACGCCAACGCCACCAGCACCAGCAACTGTTGCCGTTGCATTTACGCCTACTGCACCAGCACCGCCACCGCCACCACCATTGGTATAAATTGCGTTGTCAGTATTACCAGTACCACCAGCATAACCTTGACCCGATGTTCCTGAACCACCAGCGGCATTGCCGCCACCGCCACCGCCTCCCGAACCGCCACTTAAACCAACTGTTGTGCCACGACCACCACCACCACCACCACCAGTTGATGTTGTTGTTGAAAATGATGAATCAGAACCATTAGAACCTTGAACATTGATAGATGCGCCACCAGCACCACCAGCACCAATTGTGACTGCGTATCCAGTTCCTACTACTGTTGTAAGACTTGATGTCCTATATCCACCCGCACCACCGCCACCATAAGTACCCGCACCACCGCCACCACCAGCAACAACCAAATAATCAATTGAATAACTTGGAAAACTTGCCATAGCGACCCAAGTGGAGGCATTTGCATCCCACCATTCAGGATAACCAAGCGTTGAATTAAATCCCCATTGACCCGCTGACGGAGATGCAGGGCGACCCGCAGTTGTCCACGATGCAGGGGTTTCCCCTTTTGTCCCGTCTAGAACGATAGTCATGGTAAATCCTTAAACTACTTCAACCCAAGATGTTGTCGCTTCATCCCATGTATAACGCTTTCCGTCATCAGGATATGCAACAGGGCAATCCCACAAACAAGTGTCATCATTCAATGTCCATGATGGATATGGTTGTGGTGGAATAAACGCATCACGAGTGCGGTCGTATGTGTAACCAACACCAGCGTAGTTTTTACGCAATGGTGTGCCGCCATTAGCGTGAACACCGCCATGCGTGTTGTATGAAGTTTGAATCCACTCACCCGGACTTGTGTCCACAAATGTTTCAAAGAATTCAGGTTCGGCAACGATAACTTGTGAAACCCTGCCGTCAACTACTTTTGCAAAATGTGCCATGTTTTTTCTCCTTAAGCCGTATATGTACCAGATGATGTGAATGTGTGGATTGTGTAGCCACCTGATGATGTTACTGTGCCGCCTGTGCCACGCTGTGCGCCTAAATAACGAATGATTACGATACCTGAACCACCAGAAGCACCTGTCGACCCAGTTTGTAAACTTCCACCACCACCGCCACCGCCTCTATTTGCAGTTCCCGCAACTTGTGTTGTTGTTGGGCTAAAACTTCCACCAGCACCGCCACCGCCAGTACCACCACTACCCGCGCCAGTAGCCGCATAAGCACCACCACCACCACCGCCAGCGTATGTTACAGACGAACCTGAAATGCTTGATGCAGTTCCATTACCCCCATTACCGCCCGGTCCTGTTGAGCCATTGCCATTGCCACCAACAGCAGAAGCGCCACCGCCACCGCCACCAGAAAAACTACTTGCTCCGTTAGTTGTGCCAGAATTACCACCATTACTTCCTTGGCCTGAAGTACCAGACCCAAAGGCGCTTGTGTTGTTTGTCCATCCAGAACCACCACCAGAACCACCTGAGACACCATTACCTAAAGAACCTGAACTTGGGTAACCACTACCACCACCTCCTCCACCGCCTGTTGAAGTAATAGTGCTAAATATTGAATTATTACCATTAGACCCTTGAGCAGTATCCGATGCGCCACCAGCACCACCAGCGCCAACAGTAACCGAAAAAGACTGTCCAGTGGTTACTACTAATCCTGTTGATGTTCTAAAACCACCGGCTCCGCCACCACCCATTGCACCACCGCCACCGCCACCCGCAACTACTAAATAGTCAACAGAATAAGGTGATATTTGTGTTGCTAATGTTACCCATAAAGAACTGCCACCAGTAAAAACTTCATAGACATTTAATGTTGAATTCCAACGAGTCATTCCAACAACAGGGCTTGATGGTCGCTGTGCAGTAGTGCCGCTAGGCATAGTAAATGCACCAGTATTATTTTCAGCAGTAACAATGCCTGATGTACTTTGTAACTCAAGTGTGCCGCTACTATCTGCGGTACTTTTTAAACCAGCAGAACCTGAAACAACACCATCGTCCGCTTTAATAATTGCAGTCATTTTTATTCCTTATGCGGTGTAAGTGCCTGATGATGTAAAAGTGTGGATTGTGTAACCACCGCTTGATGTGACAGTTCCACCAGTTCCACGCTGTGAACCAAGATATCGAATTATCACGATACCTGAACCCCCTGCCGCACCAGTTCCACTACCAGCACTACCGCCACCGCCACCGCCTCTGTTTGCAGTTCCAGCAGTACCAGCAATACCAACACCACCAGCACCACCGCCACCAGCACCACCCGCACCCGCTGTATAGCCAC